AGAAGAAGTAATCCGCCGTAATGTTGTCGAACACCGGGAACAGCGGTGTCGCCATACGCACGAACGAACTCATGTTCAACTTGAACGTGTCGCCGGGTAGAACCTCGTCGACAAAGATCGGAACCAGAAGACCGGCCAGGAAGCCGGTGGTATGACCCGAACTCCGATCGAACGTAGACCGGGGAATGTCGATCCCCGGAACCTCTGCGAACGAATGACCGCCCACTCGCGGGCGGCCTGTATTCCGATACGGCGGATATCCTGAGTATGAAGGCATGTTAGTTCTGACCTCGGCTGCGCAACGCAGCCTGTAGCGGAGTCATCGGCTCGACGGTGCCGTCGGCCTTCGGAACGACCTGAGAACCCTTGATCACCAGATCCGGCGCATCTCTCGAAACGATGACGCCCACCTCGTCGTTCCAATTGCCTAGCTCGTACAACTCGAAATCCTCCGGATGCCGGGCCATCGGATTCTTCGAATCCGTAGAACTCACCGCTTCGCGGAAATCGCGCTCTGCAGTATTCCTGTTATGCGTGAAGAAGGGTTGCATAAACGCATCCGCCTTAACGTCCTTCACCGAGAAAACCTTTAGCATGTGAACCTCAAATAAGTTGATTGAACTAAGCAGCATTTAGGGATGAAGTGACACGGGAATCTAACGACCGCTGTGTAGCAACCCCTAACCTATCGCCACGCAACAGCCGCTTCGCCTTGCATGACGGAGGCTCACGAGCACGAGGTAACGCGATCACAACTCTCTCCGAAAAGCACGAGCACGAGCCTGGGCAACACCCTCGCGAACCTTAAGCCGCTCGTACGTCTGATCCGCCTGGTGAACACCCGCAGCACGAGCACGCTTCAACTTGATCTTCTGCATCTCCTCGGCGCAAATCGCCTCGAACTTCTGATCGTAATAACGAGGCACCCTATGCGGTCTCCCATCGTGAACAATCTCATCGGCGGGAAACACATCCGCCTGATATCTCTCGAACCAGCTCGACCCTATCCCAGGTTTGAGGGACATAACAACAAACGGCGCACGCCTATCGCCGTATTCCTCAGCGCGCTTACCTGTTAGTTTCTTCATCACATAGCGCGCAACATAGGCAGCAGACTCGTACGTTAGTTCACCGACCGAGCTGTGCCCTTTTCGCCAAACGCTCTCCAGCAACGTAGACCGATACAGTGGGGGCTTATCACGCAACTGCGTGAACCGATCATCGAATCCGTGGCCGAACACACAAGCATGAAAGTGGGGACGCCCGTTCTCCTCCCCATACTCGCCACAAGCGAAGTAACGCAAACGCGTTCCGACCTTCCGGAGTTTCCGAAAGAACTTCTGCAGGTCCTCAACACGTAGACCTCCGTCCTCGGGCACCTGGTCGTCGCTGTACGTCAGCGTCACGAACGAATTACGAGGGTGCATTGCAGCCTCGTTCACACACCGAAGTGCCCAATCAGCAGCGCGTTGCGCTCGACAGCCAACGCAGCCACCACACGGAAGCTCCAAAGGCAGGTCGGCGTAGCCCTTGACCGAATCAAAGGCCACGCCGCCACCGCGCTTCCGGTAGACCTGCAACGGTCGGAAGCAGGTCACAGACTAGAGACGAATGCCGCCTCTCATCGGCCGGCCACGCACATTCTTGCCCTTCGTGCCACTGGCTCGCCGAAACAATCGCCGGGACTTCCCCCGGCTCATCCGCCTTCTGTATGCCATCACAACCCCCTGTGGGGGAACTCTTTAGCAGCCTCAACACCTGGGGACCACCAAGCACAGTTGACATCGAGTACAGCAACTGTGCCGGCGCCCTTCAGGCGCCAAAAAGAAACGGCCGGGATTGACCGTCCCGGCCGTCCTCGATCGCCCCGGCAAGGGCGATCTACGCAGGCTCAGCCCCCTTGCCGGGGGGCTTCGCCTTCGATTCCTCCGCGGCCTTCTCGGCCGCTTTCCGATCCGCGTTCTCACGCTGGATCTGCTCCGGCTTCTGAATCTCGACCAGGCCGGCGAGCTCAAGCTGCTCGAGCATCTCCGGCCGACCGCCGTACACCATCTCCAAGAAAAGACCGGGATCGTTCTCCGCGAGCTTCCGGACCTGCGCCGGTAGGCGCATGAAGTCTTCTTGAGCCCGAAGCACCCGATCCGCCTGGTCGTGAAAATCCCCGATCCCGGTGAAATCACCGTACCGAGGCATCCGACCGTTCGACGGCACCATGCCCATGTTCACGTACTTCTTCAGCAGCTCTGAAACCCGCTGCTGATCCGCCGGCGCCCGCTTCGTCATCCGACGATCGCTATGCCGCGCCGCGCTCCGATGCCTGACGATCTCACCGTTGATAACCGGCATTACTCCACCTCGTTTCCAAACTCGTCGATCTCACCGGACTCGTGCCGGCGACGACGCTCGCGTACCCGCTCGCGATAGTCCGAGAACACCTCGGCGCCACCACTAACGGCCTTCTTGATCGCCCGGGAAATCTGACCTACCGGAGACTCCTGCGCCCAGCGCTTCTGCTCCTCCGACCACGGAATCTCAAGCCGCCTAACCGTGTTCATCGTGTCGGTTAGCCGAGACTCAGCCTGAATCCGTGACCTTGCAAACGGAGCCGTCTGCATCTCCTGATCCAGCACACCTTGCCGGGCCAAAATCTCTCCGATCTCAGCATTGATCTTCGTCTTCAAATCCTCCGAGGCATTCGCCTCGTTGCGGGCCTTCCGCACCTGCTCTCCGAGCAAATCCAGTTGACCCTGTAGTAGAGAACTCTGCCTGGCCGAACTCACACCTCGTGAAATCGCACTCGACAAGTCGCTGCGCGCCTCTCCGCGAGCAGAAACTTGCGGGGGGACTTGAGCACCCCCCACAGGCCCCCGACCGAATGCCAGAATCGGGTTTAGACCCGCCTTCCGCATTCCTTCCATCGCCCAGCTCGGGGCGTTCTCCGCCATGAACCGAGCGTACCCTGTCTGCCTGTTAGTCGGAGACTTCGAGCGGATATAATTCACGTTGGACATTGCCGGGCCAATAGCAGCGTCAAGAATCCCGCCAATAAGCCCGCTCCCATAGCCACCGGCACTCCCACCGCCAGCACTCTCAGCACCCAGCAGATCGTCCCAGCCCATTTAGAAATGGTCCACAAAGCCGGGCACCGAAAACGTAGGCATCGGCCTAGCACAATGAAGCTGGAACCAGAAGTCGCCGAAGAACGTGATCTCTGAAAGAACCGCCTGAATCCGATCGAACGGCGGATTCTCCTCGATGAACACATCATTCAGCAGCGGCCGCGTCACGAACTCTTGCGCCAGGTGCCAAGCGTCGAGCGGCACGACCGACGTTGACCGCATCCGCCCGGTGATAATCCCGGGCTTGTACCGATACTCCGCCCAGCGCTCCTGATAACCGAAAACGTCCGTGTCATCCACGGACCCATCCATGTAGATCTCTCTCGAAAGCACTTCCTGCTCACCAAGGTGAGCCAGCTCGGGCCAATAGAAGTCGTAGCGATCCTGCCGCGACCACATCCTATTCAGACCCTGCTGATACCGAAGATCCGCACGCACGGACACCATGCCGATGATCACACCGTGCTCCACAAACGACTTCACGAAACCAATGTTCCTTGCATCGTGAGTACCGAAGCCGCCTAGCGCGGCATACGCCGGATTCGCTGAAGAACCCGACGCAGACATGCTAGTCGTGCGTGCCACCGGATGAATAGCAACCGGAGCGGAACCTCCGCCCAGGTACTCCGGTCTCTGAAGCCGGAAATCCGGAACCGTCACCCCGAAGTGAGCTTTGATCAGCTCCACCAGGCGGGTTCCGCCTCTCGCATCCCGCTCCAGAAGCTTCTGGATCTGGAACGCCTCTCGAATCTGATTGATCGTCGCTGACGTAGCCGACGCCAGATTCACCCGAAGACCACTGTTGTTGAACTTCCAACTAACGGCCGCGCCTGTCGCATTGCCCGTCACCACTTCCAGATCCGTCTGACCGGCCAGCATCTGGGCCGCGCCCAGATTCGCATTGGCCGGATGACTCTCGAACGTAGGAACAGGCGACGCCGTATCCACCACCACCGGAGCAAACGAACCCAACGGCAGTAGCACCGGATCGCCCTTCTGTGGAAACGGAAGCGCCGACGTAAAGTAGTCGTGCCGCTTCCCACGTCGCGGAAGATCCGTGTAATCCGCGATCGCATCCGGACCATCGTCCAAGTCCACCACCAGGCGATCTTGCAGGTTCTCGTCTCTGAACCACTCATTCCAGATCAGGTTGAAAGCACGATGCCAGAGACTGTTATGCGTGATCGCAGCCATCCCGACGTTCCCCAACGGGATACCCATATAGTCCGAAAGCGATCCCTCTGCCGGAATGTACGGAGTGAACTGCGGAACCAAAAACGACGTCGAATCCCCGGGATTCTCCTGCTCACCCATGAACTTGTGCCAATTGTTCCACACCAGCCTGTTAGGCACGTAGAAGAAGAAGTAATCCGCCGTAATGTTGTCGAACACCGGGAACAGCGGTGTCGCCATACGCACGAACGAACTCATGTTCAACTTGAACGTGTCGCCGGGTAGAACCTCGTCGACAAAGATCGG